AAGACAGATATATGATACCTGGTGAAGAATCACCACAAGAAGCGTTTGCTCGTGCTGCAGAAACATTTGCAGATGACGAGGCTCACGCACAGAGATTATATGATTATGTTAGTAATCTATGGTTCATGTTTGCAACACCAGTTTTGTCAAATGGAGGAACTAGTAGAGGTCTACCTATTAGTTGTTTTTTAAATTATGTAGACGATAGTAGAGAAGGAATTACCGAACATTATACAGAAAACGCATTTCTATCATCTTTCGGTGGTGGAATAGGTGGAACATGGAGTGATGTTCGTTCGCAAGGAACAAAAACCTCTAAAGGCTCGGAGAGTACTGGAGTAATTCCTTTTGTTAAAGTAGTAGACGCAGAAATGCTTGCTTTTTCTCAAGGGGTAACCCGTAGAGGAAGCTATGCTGCTTATTTACACATGAGCCACCCAGAAATTGAGGAGTTTTTAGATGTCCGTAAGCCTACTGGTGGGGACGCTAATCGCAAGTGCCTTAATGTACATCATGCTGTGGTGGTGCCAGATGCTTTTATGGAACTCATTCATTCCGCAACTAAATATAGCGATTATGATGATAGTTTTGATCTTGTCGATCCTCACACAGGACGGGTCAAAAGAACTGTAAGTGCAAGAGCTCTCTGGGTTAAAATTCTACAAAATAGAATGGAAACAGGAGAACCTTATATAATGTTTGAGGACGCAGTTAATGCTGAGTTACCTGAGTTTCAAAAAAGTAAAGGCTTAAAAGTAAACCACAGTAATTTATGTAGTGAAATTACACTTGCAACAGATGAAGAAAGAACAGCTGTATGTTGTTTATCTAGTGTAAATCTGGAGTACTTTGATGAATGGAAGGACCACCCTTCTTTTATCCCAGATTTAATAAGAATGTTAGATAATGTACTAGAGACTTTCATCGAAAGTGCCCCAAATCAATTAGAAAAAGCCAAGTTTAGTGCTTTCAGGGAGAGAAGCATTGGACTTGGAGCTATGGGATTTCACGCATATTTACAAAAGAATATGATTCCTTTTGAAGGATTACTTGCACAAGCAACAAATCAAAATATGTTTAAACTGATTAAAGACAAAGCAGTAGAAACAACTAGAGAATTAGCAGTAGAAAGAGGCGCTTGTCCAGATGACGATTCTTGCACAGTAAGAAATGCTCATTTATTGGCAATAGCTCCTAATGCAAGTTCTAGTATTATATGTGGAAATACAAGTCCAAGTATTGAGCCATATAGAGCAAACGCATATACGCAAAAAACAAAGTCAGGTTCAAATTTAGTTAAAAATAAATTTTTGGATAGACTTTTATTAACAAAAATTGGACATTCAGCAGTTTATGAAAATACTTGGAAAACTATTGTAGGACATAAAGGAAGTGTACAACATCTCGATATATTAACAGATGAAGAAAAAGAAGTCTTTAAAACTGCTGTTGAACTTAATCAAGCATGGCTCATAGAGCATGCTGCGGACAGACAAGAGTATATTTGTCAGTCTCAAAGTTTAAATCTATTCTTCCCACCTGATGTAAACAAAGGTGATTTACATAATGTTCATATGTTAGCATGGGCAAAGAATTTAAAAACATTGTATTATTTAAGAAGTGAAGCAATCAGTAGAGCTGATAATGTTACTTCACAAGCTAAAAGAGAAATAATATTTGAACAACAAGACTGTTTAAGTTGCGAGGGATAAATGAGTTTATTAAAAGAAAGAGAATACTATAAACCTTTTCAATATCCTTGGGCATTTGAAAATTATAAAAAACAACAGCAAATGCATTGGCTACCTGAAGAAGTGCCATTACAAGATGATATAAAGGATTATAACCAAAAATTAAGTCCTGAAGAAAGACTATTACTAGATAATATATTTAAGTTCTTTACTCAGGCAGATGTAGATGTATGTGGAGGATATGCCCACCACTATTTACCTACATTTAAACAACCAGAAGTAAGAATGATGTTAGTTGCGTTTGCTGCTATGGAAGCAGTACACCAAGAAGCATATTCCCTTCTGTTAGAAACTTTAGGTAAAGATGATGAAATGTACCAAGAGTTTTTCGATATACAAGCTATGGCTGAAAAACATGAGTATTTAAACGACTTTAATATGTCAAATCCTCATGAAATGGCAAAGACTATGGCAGTATATAGTGGTATGACTGAAGGAGTGCAACTATTTAGTAGTTTTGCAATTCTTTTAAATTACCCTAGACATAACTTAATGAAAGGTATGGGACAGATTGTAACATGGAGTATCAGAGATGAATCCTTACATGTAGAAGGATTGTCTCAGCTTTTCAGAACATTTATTGCAGAAAATCCAGATGTTTGGAATGACAAACTTAAGTATGAAATCTACTGTGCTGCCGAAAGAACGGTAGAATTAGAAGATAAATTTATTGATGTTTGTTTTGATAAAGTTTCAGTACCAGACCTTACTGCGCGGGAAGTAAAGGAATATATCCGATATATTGCCGACAGAAGATTACTCGGTCTTGGAATGAAAGCTATCTTTCATAGTACGGAAAATCCGTTACCTTGGATTGATATGCAAATAAATGCAGTTGAGCATACCAACTTTTTTGAAAACCGTGCTACCGAGTATGCTAAGGCTAGTACACAAGGAAATTGGCAGGATATATTTAAATGAGTAAGGTTACTATAGACGGAACTGAGTATGATTATGACAATTTAACTGAAGACCAACAAGCGATTGTTAATACTATTCATATATGTGATGCAAAAATAGAAGAATATTCTAATCAAATAGCTATCACAAAGACAGCTAGACAAGCATATATAAACGACTTAGGTTCACAGTTAAAAGAAAAATGAAGATATTCATAGGTTACGAGAGTGAATACCCTGAAGCCTATGCTGTCTGTAAAGAATCAATACTTAGATTTAACGACAAGCATGAAATCATACCTTTAGTTAAAGATGATTTAGAGAAACAAGGGATTTATACAAGAAAGTTTGGAGGTGAAAGTACAGAATTTGCTTTTACTCGCTTTCTTGTCCCTTATCTTTGTGATTATAAAGGATTTGCTCTTTTTTGTGATGGGGATTTTCTATGGAGACAAGACCCCGACACTTTATTAGAGTACAGAGATTACTCATGTGTTCAAGTTGTAAAACACCCCGTTTTTGGAATTGAACAATATGTTAAAATGCATGATAAAGTTAATAAACCTTATCCAAAGAAATATTGGTCATCTTTAATGTATTTTGATAATTCAAGATGTACTAAACTAACTCCAGAAGTAGTCAATACAGCTAGTGCTGGTTACTTACATGGAATAGAATGGGCGACTCATATTGGAGATATACCTGCTATTTATAACGCACTAATTAATTATTATGATTTTGGAACTAGAGCCAGAGCAGTTCACTTTACTGATGGCGGACCGTGGCAAGGTATTGAGAATCATGTACTATACTCTTACGAATGGAAAAAACTTTACGACAACTTACTGAAGGCCAAAATCTTATCCTAGTCGGCAATTCTGTCGAATTACTACAACACAAATATGGAAGCTGGATAGACAGTTTTGACACGGTTGTCCGTTTTGGGCGAGGAGTACCCGACTCATCAAACAAACAGGCAATAGGTCAATATACAGATATTTGGGTGACAGGTTGGTTAAGAATGAAAAATCATATATTCTTTGAAAAAAGTTTAAAACTATTTAACCGTTGTAGGATTCATCTCGATAAGAAACCAAGAGAACCAGATGTTCCTTTTGAACATATCGTAATGTTTTCTGATGAAGAACTAAAAGAAATCTTTAGTTATGTTGGCGCTGAAAATAACAAGGCAGATGGAAGTCGCCCTTCAGCTGGATTCTTAGGGATTTTATTTTTTCTCAAGAAATGTAATTGTCAGAGTATTACTTTAATTGGTTTTGACTTCTTTTCAAAGCGTCTACCTATACAGACAGGGGAAGACTATCCCGCAAGTTGGCATATGCCTGTAAATTCTATAAAGGCAAATCCACATAATCGTAATGAAAAAGTCATAGTCCAAGAATGGGCTAATCAGGGTTTGTTGAAGTGGGAAGTTATTTCGGATTTAAAAGACGAATTTCTAGAGCTTACCTAGTCTGAATCCAACTTTTATTAACTCTCTTGAAGTTCTTTTCTGTTTTTCAGCTTTAAGTAAAAGTTTTTCATTCATTCTTGCCTCTCTAAAATTCAGAGGGATTTTACTAATTAGTGAGCTGTAGCTATCCCAAGGCAATGCTAATTGAATCCCTGTAGGACAGTCATAGTAATCTCTACCTAACCATTTATGTTGAATATTTAATGTCCATGATTTTCTTAACATAGCATTATAATTTATACAATCTTTCGGTCCAATAGAGTCTAATTGTACTAACATATCATTTTTACCATTCATATATCTAGGCATATATTGATGTGCATATCTCATAAGATTATGAAGGAATATTCTATCAGAAGCCTCATAAATATCTTTATCAACTTCAGGAAGATTATCCCAACCTGGTTTTAATTTATTTCTTTGTTCATAACAGAAAAGCTCATCATTAGAAAATTTCTTTAATTGGTCCCAATTAAATATAACCATTTCTGGGTCTATTTCCTCAACTCTTTTCTCACTCCAAAGACCTAAAGTATTATAATAATGTTTAAAAGTAGGGTGGTCGTGGAAGACCGCTTTTCTTGATAAGAAAGATACCGAACCTTTAAAGAAATCAGCAGGTGGCATATTTTTAGAAGGGTCACCTAACATTATTCTATTACCACCAAAGTAAATAATTCTTCTATTTAATTGTTTTTCTTTACCTGTGTAATAAGTTTTCAAATGACACATTGTTTTGGCTAGATTATCAGTTCTCCAGAAAGACTGATAGATTTTTACATTCGGAAAATTATCTAATATCCATTCAATAGGAGCTCCCTCCCAATCGTCTTCGTGGACATATAAATGAAGTCTTATATCATCTTTACCACTACTAGATGTTTTATCCACTAGCGATGCTAGAGTATACATACTCCATACTTTTTTATAATTGTGTACTAGTTCTATCATTCTCTTAAAGTAAAATTCCAAAAATTATCTACATATCGTTGTAGTCTTTCTTCGGCATCATTATCAAAACTGAATATTATGCCTGAGTTTTTAGCAGAAAAGATTCTGCATAATGCTTCATATGAATTTCTATTAGATATTGTATCATAAAAACTTTCATATGTCAATAAACTTTTTTCTCGTCTTGATTTAGGATAACTAACTAAACTTAGTTTTTTACCCATCAATAACGCAATTAAGCCCATTTCACTATTAGGGGCACAAGCCATTTCTTTACAATTCAATAATAACTCGAAACCACCTTCTTTCTTATTTAAGACATTCTCTGCCCCAAATTCTTTTCGAAGCACTGCCATCCAAAGATGAGCAGTTATAGGGTGAGGCTTAATTACATAGCCATCATCTATTAATTTTTTCATTCTCCCAAAATCAATTACTGTTGCATCTGGGCCTTTTTTACATAATAGGTTGCTTCCTGGAAGAAAAATAACTTTATCATAAAATTCTGTATTCCATTGTAAAGTATATTTATCTTCTAAATTCTGTTTTATTGTCTCAATTCTTTCTTCGTCTATCTTTATATTTGAATCAACAATTGATTGAAATAATTTAGTATTTATTTTTACAGAATTAACCCTAGTATATATTCCTTTTCCTAGAAAGTCTGTATATAGAAATCTTCGTATTGTATTTATTTCATTGGTATTAAACCAAAGGTCATACTCAAATTCTACACCATTACTTGCATATTGAGGAATTAATCTCTTTTTAAACTCATTTAGTCCTTTTAATTGTTCTTTAGGTCTAAAAGTAGACCCCGATTTCATAAAATGAGTAGGAATATCTCCTAGTTCTTCATTTATACTTAACGCGTCTAACTGTTTGCTTGGTTTGAACTTTTTAACTACCTTTTTGGGTAAGTGTATTGTTTTTTCCATTCTTCATCTCGTAGATTTGTTTTTCTAAATTCCTAATTCTTTCCTCGTTCTCTCCGATTGTATCGAAGATAGCAGACATCATGCTTTCCATCTTTCTATTAACATAGCCCGCATCTATTTTTGTTTCCTGTTTTATCGCCATTAGTTAGTTTCACTCCATTTTGAACCGTCCCAATACGAGAATCCATACTGGTCTAGGCTTGACACTTCTGTATCGAATAGAGTTCCCTGTGATGAGGCGGTAGTTCTTTCATACACTGTGGTTGATGTATTGAAAGTTGTTGTTGTTAAATGGTCAGTTGTTTTACTAGTTGCTGTTGACTTAGTTGTATTATATGTCGTAGTTGTTGTTTTACCTGTCTCATATTCAGTTGTCTTAGTCGTTTCAAAAGTCGTAGTAGTATTGTACGAAGTTGCCTGACTAGTATTAGTTGACTGACCTGTTTCGAAAGTCGTAGTAGTACTCCTACTTGATGCCGTCGATTGACTTGTTTCAAAAGTAGTTGTTGTACTTTGACTTGTTCCTGTACTTCTATCTGAAGCTCTTGAAGTTTCATAAGAAGTTTCATACGCAGTTGACTGAGAAGTGTTTGTACTTCTGCTAGTATTAGTAGTCTGCGCAGTATTAGTTGTTCTCGCTGTATTCGTACTCTGAGTAGTAGTGTAGGAAGTACTTTGAGAAGTTCCTGTAGCTTGTGATGTATTTGTAGCTTGTGTTGTATTAGTAGTTCTCGCTGTATTTGTACTTCGTGAAGTCGCATAAGAAGTACTTTGAGAAGTTCCTGTTGCTTGTGCTGTATTTGTAGTTTGTGCTGTATTTGTAGTTCTTGCAGTATTTGTACTTTGTGAAGTATTATAACTTGTAGAGTTAGTAAATGCTGTGTTATCGGTATATTCAGTAGTCCTACTTGTATTAGTATTTCTTGAAGTTGCAGTATTTGTACTTCTACTTGTGTTAGTATTTCTAGAAGTATTAGTGTTTCTACTTGTACTTGACCCATAACTTGTTGAATTAGTAAATCCTGTTGAGTTAGTTCCTGAAGTACCAAATGAAGTATTATTAGTTCCTGATGTACCATATGATGTACTTCTACTTGTTCCATATGATGTATTATTAGTTCCTGAAGTACCATAAGAAGTGTTTCTACTTGTTCCATACGAGGTATTATTAGTTCCTGAGGTACCATAAGAAGTATTATTAGTTCCTGAAGTAGAGGTATTTGTACTTTTACTTGTAGTTCTATCAATCGTTCCTAGTTCAATATCAAAACTTAAAGCAGTTTCGTAAGAAGTTGTAGTATTAGTATTCCAAGAGGTATTAGTACTTCTACTTGTATTCCAAGAAGTATTAGTACTTCTGCTCGTATTATATGATGTGCTTCTACTTGTATTCCAAGAAGTGTTTGTACTTCTTGAAGTATTATACCCTGTATTTCTACTTGTGTTCCAAGAGGTATTTGTACTCCTACTTGTATTCCAAGAAGTATTAGTATTTCTACTTGTATTAGTATTTCTTGTAGTTGAAGTATTATAACTTGTAGAATTAGTAAATCCTGTACTATCTACATAAGCTGTTGTTGTATTACTA